AAGAACCCAACGTTTATATCAACAGTGATATTACAATACGCATCACACATGCCAACGGTGGCTATATCATCAGCATCCAGTCTGGCCCAATACCCAAGCTGTATCTGATTCACGAGGATGCTGACTTTGATAAGGAGTTGGGCAAAATTATTACAATGAGTCAACTGCAAAAATGAACACCATCGCAAAACCCATAGTCAAGAATAAATTTTGGATTGTTGAACGTGATGGTGAAAAGTTGGCCACCATACAGGCCATTGATGAAGACGGTGGCTATGCCTATGTACATGATGATCAACGTGAGGTATTTCCCACTATCAAACTGTTGAGCAGCAAGTACAATATTGAATTTGCTCGAGCCGAAAAGATCAAAACCACAGTCGCCAATGACATCTATGGTTTCCCTACCAGCACACGGGCACACAATGCACTATTTGATGTACAGCGTTACTTGCCAATCTATACAAAGAATGCCAAGAGCAAGAGCTACTTTGCTGCCGGCTACTACAGCATCAAGTTGAACACAACCTGGATCCAGCAGTTCTGTCCAAAGCTGATCACCTTGAACCGTTACGAGTACTGTGGACCGTTTAGTACAGCAGCCGCGGCACAGAAAGAAACTGATGAGCGAAATGGATAAACTCAGTATTCATGTACGCATGTTCAATGACAAGGTGCGTGTGATGAATCAAACACAGAGCAAACAGTTGATCCTGTCTGCCCAAGAAGCACGTAATCTACATACCGACTTATTTGCCTTGTTGGCACACATAGCAGAATTAAGCGACCAACCCAAGCCAGAACTTCCGGTTACCCAATTTGGCATGGATGGTGGTGGTTTTAAATAAAGTGCGTGTTTATTGATGCTAAATACTATATCAAGGAAATGAAGTCATGTCTAGACCCAAGCCAACTGTCCTGTTGGACCATGTGAACAAAAACACTTACAAAAGTGATCAAGTTTTGGCCAGCGAAGGCATCTGGGCAGTGTTCTATGACAATCAACCCATCAACTTGAAAACGTTCAATACTCTAGTCCACTATCCTGGACCCAAGTATAAAAAGGTCAGCTTCTCCAACAGTGGTCATGCCATTAATCTGGCCAAGAAGCTGAACAGTCTGTTCAAGTCAGACAAATTCAGTGTGGTACTACTCAAGCAAGGTGACACAGTCTACAAGGCTTAACAAAACACAAGATGATTGGGTGCTAGAATGGGCAAGTGTGCCCGGAGCTCCCACCAGTACCTGGGATAGGTACCAATGGTTTTTCAATCCCACCAAACCCTCTAGTATGCGTCTCAGCAAGGCAGGCGCTATTTGGTTGGCCAAGAAAACAGACTTTGTGCTACATGAAATTGACTTGACGCAGCATATCAAACCTCGACAACTCTTACAGCTAGAGCGTTTACTAACAGAGCCCTACTATATTCGGGACCTGTTGCATCTTTGGGTACACAGTGAGCAGGACGCTATAATGCTACAGCTACATGCTGGCAATCTTGCACAATTTTTAGACAATCTACAGGAAAATCAATAGTGTTGCGTTTACACAACAACAAGGTTGCCCAGAAATGGGGTTGATGCTATACTTGTAATTGTGTTTACATTAACGGAGTTGCAATGGTAGAAGAAAAAATTCAAGAGGTTCTAAACTTCTTTGCAATCAATGCAGAGGTGTTGGAAAAAGACTTCAGTCTTCATCGCCGAATCCCAAAAGAGTATAATGGCATCTATGTTATCACGCAAGGTAACAATGTTATCTACGTGGGTAAAGGTCAAATTCGCAAACGACAAACCACACATTGGAACAAGGCATTTAAAAATGTAAACGAAGGTCTTGACGACCCAAAAGGCTGGCGCTGGTTGCGTGAGAACGTCACAATTGATCCAACTACTTGGAAGGTGAACTATATCCTTCTAAACAAACAAACCGAACTCAGTGCTGTTGAAGGTGCCCTCATCCACAAACTTCAGCCTCTTGCAAATGATGAGACATTCAAAGACAACAACCGTATTCTTAAGGAAACAACATGACCGCAGTTATTAAACAAAGCACCGCACAAAAACAAAACGCTCGTTTTAATCAAAAGACTAGCCATTTTGTATCTTTGCAAGAACGCATTGACGCACTGATTGCGGCCAACCCCACTGACGACCTTACTGTAAAGCAGGCCAAAAAGAAAACTAACCAAGAGCTGACCAAGGCTTTGGAAAAGTTTAAGGAAAGCAACCCAAACTTCATGTGGGCCAATGTTCGCCTTGTTCGTGCTCAAAGCTGCACATTGGACAAGATCTTCATTGATGACACAATGAACCGTCCCTTGGTGTGGAAGCATGTGATTAAAATCATCAAGAATTTTAAGCAAACAAAGATCATGGCCATTAACGTGTACGAAGATCCCGACAAACCCGGGTGCTATATTGCATGGGACGGCCAACACACCGCTGTGGTTTTGTACATTATTTCTGTAATCTACGGACTAGAGTCCATGGCTAATGTGATTGCACCAATTGCAATTTACGATGTCAAGTCTAAAGCAGAGATTCGTGAAAACTTTATTGTGTTGAACAGTGACGAAGGCAAAGAAAAACTTAGCCCATTGGCATTGATTACTAACAAGATCTTTGGTGTACGTATTGATGGCAGTACCAATCCCGACTGGGTTTTGGCTAACAAAAAGCAATTGGCCTTGGAGTCTGCAGACTTGTTCTTAACTGACGAGACCTTGCAGGACGAGCCTGGTGCTATTACACACGTCAAAGAAATTGACAAGGCTAGCCTAGAACTAGTTACAGCATTTTGTGAATACTGGAAGGCACGTAGTAATCACAATGTTGCTATTCAGTGGGTTGAAGGCAAGGAACAGATCTTGATGTGTCAATTCTTGCAGTTATGCTTGGATCAAGGCATTGAGGTCACTGAGCAATATGCCGCCGACATGGTTGACATCATGTACAAGACATTTCAATGTAATTGGCAAACACAGAAGAACGCTAATCCGTTCTTTATGAAAGTTGAACGTGCATACAAGAACTTCTATAAGAAAGCATTTCTTAACGGAGCCGAGTATGCGGATTTAACTGACGAAGATAAGGAGTCATTGCCTCCTTATTTGGATATGTTGGCAACAACCAACACCAAGCAACAAGACCCCTACTATGTTGCTTTCCTAGTAGCACAATTGAAGCGTGGCAAGTTCGCTCATGCGTTGCCTACTCCAAGTGTGCATTTTAAAATTGCGGCAACAGATTTGTGGTAAAATATGGAACAAGAAACAACAGAAGAAGTCGTGCTACACTTTAAACGGTTCAGCGCCGAGAAGCAGGACCAAGTCCGTGCTCTAGTAAACTATGCCACACTCATGGGACTAGACGGCCGGGACTTGGTTAGCATTGGTAACAAGTTGAACCGCATTGCCGCTAAACGTAAGATCAAGTACAACCAGGACATTACCAATGACATGTTGACGCATGTTGAACTGATTGGACTGGATCGCAAAAAGCCAACATTAGACCATACCCGCTTTGTCTACGTTGATGCAGTGGGCACTAAATGGCGCTTTGATCGTATCAGCTATTGGGGCGTCACAGTGACTAACATGACTACTGAAGTCAACAAAGAGTTCAACCAATATGACAAATATGATCTTGGCCGCGCTGATCGTTGGACCATGCGTCAGGTGCTGATGAACCTGCATGATGGCATAATCAAGCTGAACTTCTAACTAGTACTTGAGTATTACTTTTTGCCTGGTGTTGCGTAATTACAACACTGGGCTTTTTCATTTGTCCAAAAATGGTATTCTTGCTATAATAATGACATGTTAAGCAAAAAGGAGTTGGCAATGGGATTCGAAGCAGTTGTGTTGGACAAGGTTAACAAAGTTCTCAAATCTGAAGACCAAGCCAGTTTCTTTTGTGGATCACTCAGCGTGATTTGCAATGAAGCAGAAGCCCGCAAAATCTATCACAAGTTAGCAAAAGACTACAAGAACAAAGTTCAAATTTCCAAAGATGGCTCCTACGGCTACATCTTTGATTTTGTTGCTTAAAAACAACAGTCAATTTTACCAAAAATGGTAATCGTGTTATAATACACACATGTTGAAACAACAGGAGTTGAAGATGTCATACGAAAAGTATACCACAGCATTGAGCATGATGGATCTGGTTGTAGCCGCAGGCGAGTTGCATACAAAAGAGCCAAAATGGCGCGAGATCGATCCTGAACTTCGTGCAAAAATTGAAGTACTGTGGGACGAACTGTACGCTTACATCTTTGCCAATTTTGAGCAGCCAGAATCAGCGGCCCACGGCGATACAGTAGGCGCAACTGACGAAAACAAGAACAAATTGTTTCCAAAAGATCATCCCGAAATCCGTAGCATGATTGAAATGTTCAAGCTGAACCGGGAAGAAATTGAATCACGACTGCACGAAATTCCCCCAACTATTTTGGAACAATGTTTTCCAGTTTGGATTGCTCGTTACTTGTTGGCTTTTTGTGTGTGCCCTGTTCGCCACGGCAAGCTGTCTACTTTTAGCAAGTTCGTCGAGTACTATGGCTACATGATTATTTTCAGTGCCAAAAACAAGTAATACTCAAGTGTTACAGACGGCAATTTGCCCAGAAATGGACAAAGTGCTATAATACATACATGTTGAAACAAAAGGAGTTCGTGATGCAAAAGTTGACAAAGATTCAAGAAATCAATCAAGCAATTATGTTTGGTGAGTTTACTAACGTAGAACTTGAAAGCATGATCAATGCTATCAAATTCGCCCGTGCCTCAATTGCCGACATCAACAAAAATCAATTCCGCGTTGGTTCACAAGTCAAGTTCCGTAGCAATCGCAACGGTGTCACCTACACTGGCACAGTGGAAAAGGTCAAAATCAAATACATTTTGGTCCGCACTAATGCGGGCATGTACAATGTTCCAGCCAACATGTTGGAAGCCGCATAAGACATTATTTGACAGATAATGATGTCTGTTATATAATACAGTTTTAGTTAAGCAAAGTCATTTTTCACAAGGAGTATACAAAATGGCAGTTACCGAGTCCCGCACAGTCACCCCTACCGAAGCACGTAACCGCGTCAAGGTCTGTTTCGATGTTAAACGTCCCGTGTTCTTGTGGGGCCCTCCTGGTATTGGCAAGTCAGAACTGATCCGTGGTGTTACAGAAGAAATGGGCGGCTTCATGTATGACGTTCGTTTGAGCCAAATGGAGCCAACTGACATCAAAGGTATCCCTTACTTTGACAAAAACACTAATCGTATGGATTGGGCTCCTCCTGTGGACTTGCCTGATGCTGAAACTTGCGCTCAGTATCCCATCGTTGTGTTGTTCTTGGACGAAATGAACTCAGCGGCACCTAGCGTACAGGCGGCTGCTTATCAGTTGGTGTTGGACCGTAAGGTTGGCAAATACCACTTGCCCGACAACGTGGTTGTGGTGGCTGCTGGTAACCGTGAAAGTGACAAGGGTGTTACTTACCGTATGGCAAGTCCGCTGGCTAACCGTTTGGTTCACTTGGAAGTGCGTCCGGACTTTGACAGCTGGTTCCAATGGGCTGTGAACAATCAGATCCATCAAGACGTTGTGGGTTATGTGAGCTTTGCTAAACAGAGCTTGTTTGACTTTGATCCCAAGTCAGCTAGCCGTGCATTCGCTACACCACGTAGCTGGAGCTTTGTGAGCCAGTTCCTCAAGAACGACAAGGCTGGCGACGAAGACTTGCGTGACTTGGTGTCGGGTACTATTGGCGAAGGTCTTGCCCTGAGCTTTATGGCTCACCGCAAGGTTGCTGGCAGCATGCCGAACCCAATGGCTGTGTTGGAAGGCAAGGTTACAGAGCTGAAAGTGAAAGAAATTTCAGCCATGTACAGCTTGACAATCAGCATGTGTTACGAACTGCAAGAGCAGTACAAAAAGTTGGGCAAGGAAAAGATTGCTGACTGGCACGGTCTCGCTGACAACTTCTTGAACTTTATGATGAACAACTTCACTACTGAATTGGTTGTTATGGGAGCCCGCGTGGCCCTCACAACGTACAGCTTGCCAATGATTCCCGGCAAAATGAAACATTTTGACGAGTTCCACAAACGCTTTGGCAAGTACATTATCGCGGCATCTGGCAAGTAATCTTGCTTACAACAGAAAGGGACTTAGGTCCCTTTCTTTTTGGGGTATGTTTTGCCCTTCCTTGCTGACGGGCGTCCTCTAAGAGCTTCGGACCTTTTGCGGTTTGCTTCTTCTGATTGTGTGCGGCCTTTTAGTGCTTTGCTGATCTTTTTACAAGTGTCCGCAGATCTATTCTGATGCATCTCAACTAGTTTTAATCTCTGCTCATTACTCATAGGCTTACCTTTGTTATGGGCAGGCTGGCCTTTTTTGCCAGCAGATATTTGCGGACATTTTAATCCACGATTCCACGCAGGTTTGTTGCGAGGTACTTGTTTTCCCTTGTTCCACGGTTCCATGCCAAGTGTGGTGAACTTGCCATCTCCGTTGTGTTGGTTATAGCTCATGTTATCATTCTTTGCGTCAAGGGTAATCAATAGGGCAGTTTCAAGTGCCAACATATCGGCAGGCGTGCCAATACACAGTACTGTTCTACTCCACAGCTCAGGGCTGGATTTAATTAGGGGTTTTAGTTTGCGGCTACTACAAATATAGCCATCTTGTGGGTGTGATCCTGGGCGTGTGCGTGATCCAATATACCACTTGCCTGTAGCAAGTTCAGTCCATTTATACACGTAGGCCTGTGTTGGGGCGGTAAATATCATTGCTGGTGCTCCTTGTAAGCATTAGAGTAGTTGGGGATTGCCGTCCCGCGAACTACACTTATTTATTCTTTTTGGCTAACTGTTCCACCTTCTCTTTAGCCGCGTCTTTTGGTTCACTAGTTGTGGTACCAACAGGACTCAAAATCCCATTTTTCTGTAGAAACTTCTGGGCTTTTGGATTAACTACTTCTGCGATTTTCATACAAATATTTATGGTAAAACTGACGCTTGACTAGTATAAATATTGATGCTATACTATAGCACAGTTAAGAATAGTTCTTAACACTTTAACCCGTAGAGTAACACTTGAACCTCTACAAATCTTGTTGCTTGAGGAGGCACATATGACTTTACCAAAACATCTCACTCCCTACATTTCTGTAGGATCTAATACACGCCAAACATTTGAAGAAGTTATAGAAGATTTCTACGACGACTTTGATACTCACCTCTATATACG